AGAATCGGAACGATAAGACCAGCGTCGAACGTGGTCTTGAGATTGTGAGAGAGGTCGAAAGAGCTACGCGGAATTTCCGCTCGCTTGGTGGTCTGAAACTGGTGTGTAGGCCTTGCCATCGTGAAGTTCCTCGGGTGTGTCAGCGAGTTCGGGTCGCAGGAACTCTACCCCGTTGCCGAGGGATTTTCTATCCGTGAGGACGATTTGGCCGTTGTCGTCGAAGAATTCGCCCATGTAGAACAGCGAATAATCTTGAGGGTGTTTGCCGAAGGCGTGCTCTTTGTTGTTGACGCAATCGGAGAAGGCTCGTTTCGCAATACCTTCGGTGGGAACGAAGAAGGGCGGGAGAAACGCTTCCGCCTTTTCGTCATAGACAGTGAACAGTTTGTGCTTCTGCATTAGAGACTCCTTTTTAGCCTTTCGGCTTTTTTGTGTTGAACGAATTCGCGGACCTCGAGGCGTTCCGGCGTGTTATCAGGGCAGCTCTTGCCTTTTTCAATGCGAGCACGTCTGAGGGATTCAGCAAGTTCTGGATTTTCTCGCTCGAGTAACCGTCTGTAATATTTCGGCGTGGCGCAACGTCGCCCTTTTTCATCAACGGCGAAGTCATGCGGGAAAATATCCTTTTCATTCTGTGCATACCAAGTAGCTCCGATTCCGGGTTTGAGTGACATTGCGATGTAGGGATAGGCACGGTCACCGTATTCCGCGACGGCCATCTCGCCGCCGAGTTTTTTTAGCGAATAGCGGGCAACGTAGCCCGCTGAACGTTCGGTGACCGTACCTATGTCGGAAGTGCCGTGATACCAGTGATATTCGAGCGTGTCGGACCGATAGATTTGATCGCCGCGCTCGTTGACTCGCCATTTATATTTATCGACGAAGTCATGACCGAACAGTATCGCGTGATAGTGAGGACGTCCGGCGTACTTGCCGCATTCCTCACAGTTTTTTATTCCGTGATTAGGGCACCTAGAACCGTATTCGCCACACATGAAGTAGCGAATTTTTTTCTTTTCGGACTTCCGAAGTGCTCTGATGAATTTTTGAAAATCAGATTTAACTAGCTCTGCCTTGTCAGGCAGATGCATGTCGTCGTACGTCAGAGTAATGAAAGAATTTTCGGCGTGACACGAAGCCTCGTGGATAATTCGCAGTGACCAGTCTTTGGCTTTTCCGAGCCTGCAGCCGATGCACTTTCCGCAGGGTAGTTGAATTGGCATGCCAAAGGACTTTCGCCGGTCGAATGTAATCCCGCCGGGTCCACGCCAAGCGTGCAGTGGTACGTAACAGGGCATTGAACGATTCCTACGCAGCCGGCCAGCATCGGCACGGCTGCAACAAGGGTTACTTTATTCCGTCGGAGCGCCCTCCGGGCGCTAACGGGCCTCAGAGAGCGACGCCGCCGCGCGGCAAGCCGCGAGGGGCATTCCGGCGGTGCATGCGGTTTGCCGTACGTTTGAATAGCTTACGGCTTGATTTTCTTGACATTTTTCTACGTTTCATTGTCTAGGTACCTCTAGTAGTGCCATCACGGAACAAGTGGGACCACCTGTGCTGTATGTAGAACAAGGAAATCATACAGCACTTCGTCGGTTTTACCCGCCTTTTGTGGTTTCGGACCCTTCCGGGTCGGGAGAGGCCGATTTTACGGCCTCAGGATCGACGATCTCGGGTGACCCCTTGTCTGGGGTACCCAGTGATTCAAGCCACTGGGCGGGATCGTTGGAGAACTCGGAGCGAATCTCCGAGGGTAGCGCTGCAAAAGCGCTTTCTACTTCGGCTACTGCCTGCATGGCTTCCGTGAAGCTCCGCGAGCTCGCGAAGCCGAAGGTTTGTTTGCCGATGCGATCGGCGTAGGGATCTAGGCCGGTTGCGACGTAGCGGGCCACAATCGTATTGACATTTTGCTGGTCCCGGAAATGTCGTTGAGTGACACACGGGCCAGAAAGGTCCTGAGCAAACCGTCTAGTTTTTCGGATTGCGGTTGGCCCGTCTCCGGACCTTGTCTCTGGGCTGAGCGTTTCGCCGTTCGGCCATTCGCCGGTTAGCGTAGTCGACTGCGTCGGTTTGGTTTTTGCCATCTTTTTTCGCCTGTTCGTAGTGATAGGACCATGAGTCCTCGAACGACGGCGGACTATTTGGATCGTAGTCATCGCTAACAGCGTCGAGGATATACGTAGTGAGATCGTCTTTTGCTTGTTGGATCGCGGCGGCAGTAGACCGTGCGCCGCCGGTAGTTTTTTCAAGCGCGTTGGTTACCCAACCTTGCGCTTTTGTAACTTGATCCCGAACGATTTGTGCAACTTCGTCGGGAGATTTATTGCCGATAAGCGAGCGCACGACACGAGCGATGTCGGCGCCGACAGCGGCAACAGTTTCGCCGTGTTTGGCGATGAGAGTGCGAATCCCGATGTTTTCGGTAGTCGCTTGAGTGTTTGCAGTGTTCGCCTCGATATTCTTGATCTCGGCGACAGTTTTAGAGAGCGCTGCAGCGCTGTGAGTAGCATTCGAGATGCCCTGAGCGAGCGGCGCCTTGATGTTTTCCATACGCGCCGATGCTCCGGCGGGAGTGCTCGCCGGGTTACCCAGGGCGAGAATGCGATTGAGGCCAGCGGCCTCGAGGTCTTTTGCCGCGCGCTGATACGCACTATTGGACATGCGTTCTTGGAACGCCATTTGCTCGCGCGCGATTTGTAGATTCTGTTTGTTAGCGGCCGACTGGCCTCGAGAGCCGAGGAATCCACCGAGAATATCTCCGACAGCTGGAATTGCTGCTATTACTGCTGGACTAGTCATTGCAGTGCGCTCCTGTTTTTGATTCTGCCTGCGGCAGAGCGCGACCCTTGGAATTTATTGCCCACAGGGTACACGCTGGCATTTGCTCGCAGGACGAGCCATGCCGACGTGTACTTGATGGACAAAAATTCTTGGGTCCGCGCAAGGAGTCCGCGCTTCCGCGCGGACTCGTCGCTTCCTTCCATTTTTTTTTGAGTGATCATTTATTTTTTTAGAAATGATCGATAAGACCGGGCGTGCCGTACAACGGCAACGGCCTTGCGGCTCGTATTTTGAAATAAACGTCCAGCAAGAAATCTGGTTCTGCTGGAACTGCAACGACCCGGTCGATAGGTGGATTGTCCTCGATGAAGTTTTTGTTGAGCGTTGGCAGACTCGCGAAATCCTGAGCGAGATGCCATACGTCGAGAGAAGCCGTCGCCGACGAACGAAACGCCCCAGTAATCTGGGACGGTTTGTATCTGTATTCGTCGTAGCGCGGCATATAGGCGAACACATCGTCATCGATGAGCGGGTCATTGGAAATGTAAATTTCCTTGTTGAGGACCGCTTGTTCGCCGAGATGTGAGAGCACGGGCCAGAAGAAGTCATAACGCGTCTGGCGAGACCAGTACCGCTCGAGGCCCTGCTGATAGGTCAGATCGGCTCTTACGTTTACGTAGCCGAGAATAAGACCGTGCTCAGTGAAAGATTGAGTGAAGCCGTGACCGGAACCGGAAACGGTTCCGTATGCGGCTAAGTTACCTTGAACGGTGTCAGTGTAGCCACCATCCCCGGCGGTGCCGGACGTTTGTTGAACAGGCGTTATATTGATCATGCTGGAACCGCCGCCGAGAAACAGCGGACGCTCATGTACCAGCATCAACGGGTCGATAACGCCGAAGTGAGATTGAAGAATTTCCGGGAATCGAGTGCCGGAACGCGCATCGCGTTCGAGCAGCTTTTGAATCTGGAAAGATTCCCGCAGGTCATTAATTGTAAAACCGGTGGCGGCGCCTAGGTCGGTACGCAGCCCTGTCGCGTCCGACCAGTGAAGCAAAGTTGCGGCGCCGCCCACGGTATTTTGTAGCGCCACGTTGAGCGTGGCTTGTTCGAGCAGGCCCGATGTCTGTGTGCCTGCTCCGTTGGTGAAGACTGGAAAGTCAGTGAGAGAGTCGGGGCCGGGAATAACCGGTGCAAAACCCCCGACAGAGATGTTTACGGCTTCGCCTTTTTGCGGCCACGGCAGGCCTGCAGTGAGGTAGTCCTTGCGCTTGCGGCGCCGACGCAGCGTGGTGTAACCCTCGCTTCCCATTGGATCAGGGCCGTCGCCGCGAAGCACGTTGAGACTGTCGATCAGGTTTTGATCGCGGAACCAGTTGTTGTACACGTGATTGTGCGCCCTGAATGGCAGTGCGCTGATGACAACGTCGTCCGGATCAGTGCCCGGGGGAATGCCGAGGTAGTCGCCAACATCGCCCTGGGCGATTGGCGAACCAGAGAGCCTCGGGATAACGAAGTCGATAGAGTCGGCAGGATCAGTGCGCTCACCCATCATGCGGATGAAGTTGTTCCATACCTGCCGCCACGGTGTGAAGAAGAAGAACGTCTCCATGTACATATTATCGAGGATCGGTTTGATCGGCGTGGCGAGCCGACCGAAGAGAGAAGCCCGGAGATTGATTGTGTCTCCGGGCAGTACCTCGAGTGAGAGAATCGGAACGATAAGACCAGCGTCGAACGTGGTCTTGAGATTGTGAGAGAGGTCGAAAGAGCTACGCGGAATTTCCGCTCGCTTGGTGGTCTGAAACTGGTGTGTAGGCCTTGCCATCGTGAAGT